ACCACAAGCGCCAGGCCAAGGCTCCATGCGCTCTTCAATCTTCATACCTAATAACTGCAAGCCATCAACGTAGGTCTGTATCCAATCTTTGCGTGAGCTGATGTCCTCCTCGAACTCGCCAATCAGATCGCCTGACAATTCTGTCAATTCCGCTTCAGACATGTACTCGGCTAAGTTTGCATCAAAGTCCATGTCACTGGGCTCTTCCTTCTCAATCCGAAGGATGGGGTTGCCATCTATATCTAGCTCAACAGACTCGGGATCCTCAATCGTGATCTCCATTTCTGGAACTTCATCATTATTAATATCAGCAATTCCAAGCGGAGCTGCGTATAAACCTTTTTCAATAGCCATAATTTACCTACACGTTGTAGTAGCCGGCATTCCGGTACGATTTAAAATACTTCGGTTCATCCGGCTCATCACTATCTAAGCTAATAAAGCCGCCCCTTCTGAAGCGTAACAATGCTTGGGTCATCGAGTCGACCAAGTCGTCCTTCTCGCCACTAGGAAAGCTAGCTACTTCTTCTACTAACTCATCCGCCCAATGCGTATTCGGGACCCACACTCTCCCAGATGCAAATATATCAGCAACTGCGTTCAAACGGGCAATTTTATCGTTACCTTTAGACGGCACAAACTCCTGTACTGGTATACCCATCGCCCGCAATTCAAACACTAACGGAGCACCTGAAGCCTTAGCCTCAACGATGAGTGCATCAGGCTCCCATTCTTTATATTCTTGGAACGCCCGTTGTTTTAACTCAGGAAACTCCATCCGCAACTTGAACGAATTGAGCAATATGATGTTTGGCACCATAACGCCCACGTTATTCTCTTGGTAGAACACACCCCACGTCGTACATGCTGAATAGTCTGACCGCTGCGTCTTTAAAAACGCCGTATCCCAGCTCTGGATCGTAAATTCGCACATCGGAGGGTCTTCATGCTCCCAAATCTTCCACCATTCCCGCTTCACAATCGCCGAAACGTCTGATGTGGGGCTCTGCATGTACTGAGCCATCCACTTGCCGTTGGGTAACTCCTGCCGGAGCGCCTCTAACTCCTTAAGTGACCAGAACTCAGGCCATAACGGACCACCATCAGGCAAAATCGCAGGAAACTCGATAACTTCCCACTCCTCACCACTGCGTTGTATGGCTGACTTGACCACTTGACCCGTCAAATCCCGCTTAGACCACCGTGTCATCACTATTATGATCGCCCCACCTGGCTGGAGACGCTGCCGCGGACCTGATGTGTACCACTCGTACGTTTTATCGTACACCTCGGGGTTGTTCTCGGCTATGGTTGCTTCTTGTTCCGAGTGAGGATCGTCAATAATGAGGATATCCGCGCCTTTACCCGTGACTGCACCGCCCACACCGATAGCAAAATAGTCTCCCCCCTGGTTTGTTGCCCACCGCCCAGCAGCTTTAGAGTCAGCCTGTAGTCCAACTCCCGGGAAGATAGACTTATATACGTCGGAATCCACCAAATTACGGACTTTACGTCCGAAACCAACTGCAAGCTCCGCTGTATGAGCGGTTTCAATAATTTTCTTCTTAGGAAATTTACCCAAAAACCACGCTGGCAGTAAATACGATGCAAATTCAGACTTAGTATGACGAGGAGGCATATTAATAATAAGTCGTTTACATTCTCCATTAGCTACCCTCTCAAATGCTCGTGCCATTTCTTGGTGATGTTCACCGTCAATGAAGTGAGGCCACACCGTGTGAACAAAATCCATGAAGTTAAGTTGGCAATTCTCGCGGTTAACAACTTCTTCAGCCTCCGCAGTCTCTACATCAAGGGCGCGAAGCTGCGCCGGGGGTAAATCATCAAGGTTATCAAGGAGATACTGCAGCTCCTCAACACTTAGCTTGTCTAATTTACTCATCGTTTTCGATGATTTCTATGTCTTCTACGTTATTTGGGTCCGACAAAGACGCCAATCTACGCTCAGACTGGGTTGGAATCGTTTTCATCGGGTTTTGCATCAAGAGTTGAATACGCTGTTTAATAGCAGCCTTGAGTTCATCACTGGTTTTGTGGGTAATAGTGATCTCAGAACGCTCAGTAAACAGGTCCGACGCTTTTCCAAGTAACTCGAGGGCCTTTAAAGCCACCTTGTTATCTTCGTCCTGGCTGATTTCCATCAATCTATTCACTACTACTGTGCGTACTTGCACTTTGTCATCAACTACCTGCTTCTCGTACTCACTTAAATAGGCGCCTAACTTCAATGCGACACCAGTGCGTTGCAGTGCACCAGTTTCTTCTTGGGTAGGTTTAGACTTTTTACTGTCTGCGGGCTTTAATTTGGCAAGCATATCTGCAGCTGCTGCGGCTTCTTCTTCCGTGCAGTCGTCTTCCATACCTAGTTCATTTAGGATGAGCGCAGTATTCCCAGCAATCTTTAAACGCTGCTCGTAAGTCTCGCCGGTCTGAGCGATCAGATTATCCGGCATTGATGTGTCGAGGTTTGGCTCGATCGGTATTTGCATACAGCCTTAGTGGAGGTTTGTATGGCTGAAGTATATATTAATTTTTAGGTGGGAGGCAATAGCACCAAGTATGCGAAGCAAAACACCACTGCCCCCCGTGTCCTCACGTGAATAAGAACCTAATAAGTATACGAAAAATATATACCCCCCGGGGGGTGCGAAATAAAAACATAGGGGGGCCTTGTTCTATAAAACATAGAGTGCTAGCAGCCTATGAATTTAGTAGGGGGTGGGGGGTGCAAATTACGCAAGCCGGCTAGCGCAAATCCAACTGTATCTATTAGTAGAGCATAGGATGTTATGTGCTGCCCAGGCTGCCTAGCAATAAAAAATATTTTTCACGTGATGTATTGTGCGCAACATTGTGTATATCTGACGGTAGGGACTCCTAATCTGTACATTGGGGGGTCGGGTATGGTGGGTCAACCATAATTGGAATTTCACCACCTCTAATCAACAAAGTTTGATTAACTAAACTATATCCACGAAGTAAGAGAAAATTTTTTTCGGGGCGCTTTTGCGCCGTAGTCGGCTAAATATGCCTGTGCGCTATCCTGTTTTATCCTGTGGAATTCCTACTCTTTCCTATCTATTCGTGTACTATATACATATGGGCTAGAGCGTTGCATATAACCCACTTCACTAATCGAAATAGTTTCGATATGTGAATATAACCTGCGACATTGGAGATGTTTATCATGGTTACAAAATCAAATGTAGTAAACCCAGTCAATCCCTTTGCTGGTGTAGTAGTTCAGATGGTCGAAGCGCCTAAGGCTGAGTTCGTATTGTCTAGTACACAATACGGCGACTTATCCCAAATCGCTGAGAAGTTCTTGGAATCGGAAAACCTGCTCTTTGAGGGTGATGTCCTGCTCTCTACCTGCGGTAAAGCCCTTGCCAAGTTGCTCGGAACTGAACCGACTTACATTGCTTTCATGGCTTATCGTGCTAGTTTCATTAAGTTGATTATGTCTATGCAAAAGCAAGCCAATGAAGATTCGGCTCAGAAAAAGTGGGAAGATTTAGTCAAGCGTATGACTAAAGAAACAGGTTTGGAGAAGCCTAAGTCTAAGTCGGCTTCGGCTCAGTCGATGTCCAAATCCCGTACTGCTACTGCGGAGAAGTTGGGCAAGATGGTTGATTCTGAATTGCAAGAATCATTGGCGGCTTTCAAGGCTACCGATAATTTCAAGCAAGCGGCTGAGGTAAAGGCTGAGCTAACCCGTCGTGAGAAGTTGGCGGGCAAAGATCAGGAAGCCATTGTTAAAGAATTGCGTGCGGATATTGCCAAGCGTATTAAGCTGGTCGGCGATGTTTCCGTACTCAAGAAAATACAAGCCATGTTGCCTGTGTCAATCTAATCTGTTCTGTACTATCAAGCCACCTTCGGGTGGCTTTTTTTTCGCCTAAAACTTATGCTGGTGTCCAGCATAACCCAAAATTCAAAGTCCGTCAAGCTATTTTTTAGAAAGAACGGTCATCTTGTAACAACGCATTAGCCCCGAAACACACAGATTCATGAGAATAGTTTAATTTTCAGGGTTAACCC